TTGTGACTTGCTCGGGGGGAATCGACATGAACCAGTGCACTGACTGATAAGTAAGAATAACTACACATATCATCATTATGCGGGGGACAATTTTCCAGTCGTCAATAAATGTATGCGCCATCAGTATAGACCTCTGGGCTTTTTCTTAGACCTAGCCGATGTAGCCGATTCTTTTGGTTTCGCTTTCACTGCCTTGCCGGTTTGAGCAGCGTAGGCCTTAGCTTTTTTCTTACCGGCTGGGGTGTATGGAAACTTCTTTTTTCCTACATGGGGCATGGATCAACTCCTTTTCTTGCCGCTTGCTGTTGTGGACCACTTCACTCGTTTTGGTCCGGTCTTTTTCTTCGCCTCCGACTTCGTAATCTTCGACGCAACTTTCTTCGGGCGGCAGGCAGGATACGGCCTTTTAGATTTGCCTTTAGCCGATTTTCGGCCACAAGCCTTGCCTGTCTTAACGTCGGTCCATTCTTCGCCAAACCACTTGCCAAGTCCGCCTTTACCCTTTTTTGCTACTGCCACGTTTCGCCACCTTATTGTTGCCGCCTGACCAGCCACCGCCTTTGGATTTGTACCATTTGGACGCCCAAGCGTTTGCGTACGCGGAGGGGTAGACTTTGAACTTCGCCTTGGCCGCAGACTTAGCTTTCGACCACAATGCTGCGTTTGTTGGTTTTGCTTTAGACATCAGCACTTCCACCGTCTTCTGGCCTGCCGCAGCCGACTGTTCGGGTCTTTTGCTGCTTTCGGAAACTGTTTCATCTGACCGGCTGAACGTGCGCAGTATGACTTACGTCGCTTAGCCGCTTTGCTGCCTTTTTTAACTTTGCCGGTGACAGCAGTTTTTAACTTAGACCCGGGGTTAGCTCGCCTGTGTGCGGCGACACCTTTAGCTGTCATCCCTGCACCTGACTTGGTTTTGCGGTAGTTGCCACCTTTGCCAGTGGTTTTGCGGATCGGTTTGTCGCCCATCAAAAGTTCCCCTTAATCGAGTCCATGATCTCGCCCAGCGTCGGGCGTTTGTTCTTCGGGTCGTAGGCGCAGCGTATGGTCTTGGGACACTGCGACCACTGATTTAAGCTGCCGTCGTCTGTCACGTAGTGGTATGCCATCACGCTGTTCTTCCCGCGGTAGACACATATCTTTTGGCCCGTTACGTCGGTTATGCGCTTCCACAGATGGCAGTCTATGTACTCAGGGTTAAGCAGTGACCCCGCCAACAGTATGTGTGCACATGTTAACACGTTTACCACGCTCCTGCCCCCACGCCAACAAAATAAGAACCCGTGCCGATAACTCCAATAATTCCAACCGACAAAACCGTAATCGCTATGTTGTTTACTATGGCTCGCTTGGCTTCCATCTGCCTGTATATTGTGTCTTCGCGCTCTTTCTTAATCTGGCGTCTGAGATCAACAATCTGTTGGTATGTTCCAGGCTTGTATTTGTAGTCGATTAAAAACTTCAACTCCTTCTCTTTCTGGAGCATTTCTTGCTGTCTCACGACGATGTCGAGAGCTTCTTTTTCGATCGACTCCGCGCCTTGGCTTGCCTTTTCGAACAGGGACGGCGACTTTTTCTGCTCCCCCGCTTTTTGCAGATCACTTACGCAACCATACCATTCCGATAATTGACCCGTAACTTCGCTAAATTCGCGGCCAGCTTGCACCAGTTTGGTCACGGTTTTATAGGCTAACAACGCCCCACTATATGCCGTGACAGGGTCAATCACTTAACCGCTCCTTCTGTCTATCGTTCTAGCATCCTATCCATTTTTGCGTCGAGAGCATCCAACCTAGTTATTACGCGGTCGATGGACGTGTTGCTCTCGACTTTCGTCGAATACTCTTTTGCCATTTCCTCCCGTGTTCGGTTAAGTAAAATTTGCACTCGTTTTAGTTCGTCGTGTTGGTTTTTGGCCCACCATACAATAAAGCCCAACCCTATTGTTAGCAGCGCACTCCAAAGGACTTCAGTACCCATCAGCTTTGACCTCTCCTACTGAATATCCAAGTGAACATTTAACGTACCAATTCCGCTACCGTACCTACCGTCCTGAAACGAAAGCGTTGGGCTGCTAGAACTTAAAGCTACAACGGGGCTACGCAGCCAAAAATTGTACCCGATTCTGGTATTTACGGGGCTGGAAGTCTCGGTATAAAAATAATACTGGCTGCTAAGGGTGAGACCTGTGTTTCCGCTGCCTGTTCCGTTACGGTCGCGCACCCACCGTCCACCAGAGGCAGAGCCAGTCACATTCGAAAAACCGTTCGTTAAAGCATCAGCGTAAGTTGCTGACCCGTAAGTCCCAAACCCTGAATTGTAGACAGTAGTTTGAAAAGAAAAGCTGCTTGAACTGTTGCCGTACGTTGCGCTGCCAAAATTTATATTAAGTATCTGAAGGTCGCCTGTCCAATGGTCGCCTTTTACGTGGTGGAACACTAATCGCGCACTCTCTCCTGTGTAGTCAACGCCCCCTACATTGCTGAGATTTATACTGTTGTTATTGGCCACTTGGCTGGCGCTGGTTTGACTTTGCCCCGTAAGGGTCAACAAAGAGGGCGTCAAGCCTTGGGCTATGCTGCTCCCACTGTCACGGTTAGGGTAAGCGCCAAACCCCAGTGTTTGATACCCGAAACTCATTCGTCGTTACCCGCATCTGTGGTGTAAAACAGCTTGATGCCGTGCAGGCGGCACGGTGATGGGTGAGTGTCTGCGCTCAAACCTGATTGCCGAAAAAATTTAAAATATACTAGACTATCATCTAAAACCGAACCGCCTACAGTAATAGATGCGCTTTCGCTGGAAACGTTTAACTTTGAGGTATCACCGCAGTGATCGTCGCTTAAGTACGACTGAGTACCGTAACTTTGGTTAATATAAATATTGTTGCTTACCCCAACAGCGATCAGTCCAACCTGAATAGTGTTGGTGGCTGTGTTAGCACTTGACCAATACACTTGGTAAGTTAATGAGCCTTTGTCCCAAGCCTTCGGAAAAGCCACGCTAAATTGCGCGTTTGATGCACCCCCGTTACTGGGAAAATCTAACGAAACTATTTCTGGGCGGTACGACTGTATTTCTACGGTGGCTAACGCCGCACACCCATCTGTTGTAGTCGGCTGCATAGCACTGGCGGGAACCCAGATCGTTTGCTTTCCTGTTGGCGATGGCGCTAACGTCGCCTTGTCTCTTGCTCTCGTCATTTTTGTATCCTTTTACCCGCGATAAACATCAGGAAAACTCTATTATTACGGCGGAACCGGACACGCCACTGGTGTAGTTAAGAGCACCCCTCAACCCGCCATTTCGGCTAAAGAGCGCAGCGGTGTTCAGATTATCCCGCAATGCGATTTCAGTTGCCGTAGAGGCAGTATCAAACTTAGGGACTTGCGAAGAATATCTGTCGTAGGTGAACGAAATGCCAAACGGCGAAAGATCGAACACACCAGCCGCTTCATTGCCAGAGTTCGGAACTGGCGCACCGCCTGTGGGGTCATACCCTTGGAAATACGAATTTGGACCCTGACCGCCCGTTCCGCAGCGCCCCCCGCCGCCGCCGCCATACCCCCAAGTACCACCGCTGCTGCTGTAGCCACTACCCCCGTTGCCCCCCGCTGCGGCGAAGTCGTGGGCTGACCCGCTGTTTATAGACGCTCCTGTGGTAGAGTTAATTGGGGATACATTAACAATCATACTCGCAAGATATGAACTACTACCGCTGTACAAGCTCACAGCATAACTAGCATCTAAGTTATCCACATATCTTTCTGCATACGCGCCGCCGCCCATGCCCGAATAGTAACTATTGGAGGAGCTAGACTGAGGCCCTATCGCACCAAAAACCATAAAGAGCGCAGCCTTAGTTCCTGCCGTTGGAGTGTATGTTCCACTAAACGACGCCGCCGAACTACCAGAGCAAAACACTTGAGACGAAGTGAAAGCGAGCGCCCCACCAGACGTATGCCCGAAAGCCCTTGAAGAAGCAGCGCCGAAGGTAGAAAGCATATTTGATTACCCCCTACGCAAATTGTGTCTGGCTGGCGAGTACCGTAAAGGTAGCGCTTGCCGTTTTGATTATCGTAATGCTGTAGCTGTCAATCCCGCTTGCGTTGCCGCCTGTCGGGGCTGACCCGCCCTGCCAACTAGGGGTAACAGCCGAGCCGTCTAGCTGAAGTACGTTGGGGTAGTAAGCTGTGCTGCCTTGCTTGAACATAAACACTGTTGTTGTACTTTGGCTTGTCGCCAAAAAAGTGTTCGCCCCCGTGAGATTGATCGTGCGGTTTGCAGTTTGGTCAACATTGCAGAAAACAATCGCGGGGCCAGTAGCCAGCGCATGAGTAATCGTTCCCGTTGTTGAACTGTCTACGGAAA